GTAGAACAAATTTAGTTAGTTTTTTATCTCTTTCAAACTGAATCATGTTAGTTATTCTGAAGCCAGTACTATCATATTCTTGAGTTCTAAGTTCTTCATCAAACATATATGCTATTATAGAAGGAGGGTCGTTGTATAATTTATCTTCCGGTAACGAGGTATTAACATAAGATACTGTCGATCGCAAAGGGTGATAGTTAAAAGTAGGATTAACATAATAACTAATTATAATCTCTTTAAACAGATTGACCGAATAGGAATTCATGTAAGATATTATAGGTCCTCTGTATTTATCAATCCATTGACGAGCATATTTAAGATACGTCTGTATCGACATTTTGAAATCTATCCCTTCTATCTGAATTTCTATAACATCAGCACTACTAAACATGTTAGTTCTCCTTATTCTCTCAGCTGGATTTATCTCATACAAACTTTTGAGAAAATCGTTGCTTCCTAGTTGTAATAACTGTCTTACCAACATAAATTCCTCATTATTTAGACTTCTTTTTATTGAAATGAATGGATGAAGTTTCTCAAACTCATGAATGCTATCTTCGGTAAATCTACTTGCATATTGTGTAAAATAGTTCTGTTTTATTTGGCTCCATCTCTTTTTTATCTTTTTTGACATATCATATCTAAACCTTGGAGTATCTGAAAATTCTACATTATATTTTTCAAATAAATTCCATTTTTGATTAGTAATATAAGTAGGTCTTTCTCCTGCAAATCTCATATTTAGTATTTTATTGTGAGGTAGCTGATACTAAAGTGTCATGAAACCTCATGTCTAGCAACATAAACGTGGGCAAAACATCCATTAAGCCAAAATCTCTTATTGATAGTAATCTACTATCTACACCTAAATGTCTTTCAGGATCATTTCTCATTCCTTTACCATTTCTATATACATTACAAACTACTTGATTACCGACTCTAAGATAAAAATAAGCTACGCTCTCAGGCACTCCTTTTCGATAGGCTTCTCTAACTCTACTCATCATAGAATAATAATCTTCTGAGTAAGACGTGGTAGGCCAAGAATTTATAGCCAGTCTTAGTAATTTTTCTACAGGAAAATAAGCACTACCCTTAAATATAAACTGAGTTATAAATTCTCTTATTAACTGATGTAGGTTGCTTTTCAAGAAGTTAGGTATGATGTTGCAAATAGGAGCTGAAACCATAAACCAAAACATAAACTTTTGAATTAAAACATCCATTGAAGCCAAAATCCCTGCATTACCGTCATCAGAATGAGACATAGAGTCTACAGTTAATTCTGGAAAAGTTTGCCAAATGCTATCTATTTTCCCTAATTTATATAATTCATACTTAGTAAGTAGTTCGGCTGACTTAAACATCACTACATTACCTGCAGAGGAAGAAACATTTAATTGTCCCATAACCATGCTCCAAACTGCATCTAAAACTACATCCCACAGTTTGTCTGTTGTATGTCTTAAATGCTGAACCATATGTTTTGGCATTATATAGATTTTCTGTGACCACTTCATAAGAATTATTCTAACTAATCTATATGTTCTTTTATCTATAAATCCTACTTTCCTAAATATTTTAAATATATCTATCATATTATTTATAAGTACTGAAGGACCCCATGAGGAAGCATCAAAGTTGAAATAAGCTATTTGTCCCATCTTTTTTCTCTTTCCTTCTGCATATAGTTTTCTAGTAGATTTTTCCATTTTTGAGATTCTATCTTCATGTCGTACAGTAATCCACTCGCTGTCTGAAGTCGCCATAACAGACATAGCTACTTTCTCTACAAAACCTAAACTAGCCAACGAAACTAAATCTAATTTTCCGAAATGTCTTCCACCTTTTGCTTCCGGTTTCATTCTAAGAGCTACAACAGGACGATATTCTTCTTCTAAATAATCCTCCACTAAATCTATTATTTTTCCTTTTCCTTTCAACTCAGCATCAAAACATGCTTCAAATCTTGTTTTTCCTGAATCTTCTAGGGTAGTCGTTTTATATCCTTGGCAAGTCTTCATAGTAGATAGAGAAAATACACTCTGCTTTAAATTGAATGTATTTATTGTAAACTTTATATTATTTTTTTTATGTAGATCCGAAAAATATGCATATGCTAGAGCTTTGAAATGCTTGGACGAGTAATGCATTTTTCCTTCATCCAAAATCACATTCTTGAGCATAAACTCTTCTGATAAGGTTGGATCTAAACATGATAATAAATATTTGGTATTAGTATGAATCTTTTTTTCCCATTCTTCGGCAAGCTCAAACAAATCCTCTACACTATCTCTCATAGCATTAATTGTGCCTACAGCTATATCTTTGCTTCCGTATGATTGAACAAACATCTCCCCTATAAAATCATGTAAATTCTTAATTGTATAACCGTTCACAGATTTAAATACTAAAGATGTATCTTCAGACATACTTTCTATCTCTGAAAAGCTAGACTTATACTTTGTTAAAGAATCTAATAGAGGTTTTTTATATTTACTATATTCATCCACAAATCTTATACACATTTCTTTTTATATCCAAGCTATTAAACTTTTGGCAGGTGTATCAAGTTTTTTTTCTGCAAGTTTACCTGTTAAGGCCATGGCTGATAATGAATTCAGTATAAAATATCTTCTTAAGTCTAGATTCTTATTTACATCCATCCTTAGTGCTTGAGCCCATATAGCCCTATCAGAAAATCTCAATGTCATTTCTCTGTATAGTTCAAAATTATCCTTTATATCCGAATGTTTCGACACTGTATCCATCAATTCAGATGAAAAACCTGACTGAAATAAAAAGAAGTTCCCAGGTAATAACGAATATATCTGTTGCGATAGTAAATCTATTCTTATGTCTCCTATCTGAGTCCATCTAGTCCAGTA